CATTTGGTGCAGCTAAAAATGTATTTTGTGTTCTACTCGTAAATAAATCAGCAAAACTACCAGAACCACCAATAGCTTCAATAGTTGTAGCTGATCCACCTGATCCTCCCGTTCCAATACCAATAAATAGCTTTTTACTGCCTTCAGCAAACGCTAATTCAGCATTTTCTAAGCTACCAGGTGCAGATGATCCTGTAGATCTTTTAATTCTAATCGTGTTAGCCATCAGAAGTTTCCTCCATCAACGAGTTTAAGGGTAGTGACGTTGTTATCTAATATAACCTTACCACTACTTTGCTGATAGTACATAACTGAATTATCAACTTTTGCACTGTGATCTAGAGTTAAGTCAAAACCAGGACCTTGAGGTCCGACTGTGGTAATTTCAACTGTAGTTACATCAGATACTTGACTGACAGTAACAGAATTAGGGGTGCTGCTCATGCGGTGTAACCTTCACTTACAAATAGTTTACCCTCTAAATAATAATCTTTGTTGCCTCCTGGTTCTGTTAGTAATACGTCATAAAATAAAATATTCGGAGTAAAGTTTGCTGTATCTGTATCAGATAAATTCATGTCAATAATCCCATTCCCTCTATCTGTATAAGTTATAGCCCAATCTGCATATTTTGTCGTGCGTGATTCATCATAAACTTGTGCTGCTACTGTATATCCATTCAAACTTATTGCCGATCCAGTTGAATCTTTAAATGTCAACTTGATAGGAAAATCTGCCCTACGTTGAACAGTAAAATTCTTTTTTCCTGGAATAATTGCCATTAGCTATAGGGAGAGTCACCAAGAATGGCTGTATTCCATTGTGCTTTTAGTGCATCAGCATCACTAGCAGCAGCAATTCCAGAGTCAGCAGGAGCATCTCTTAATGCTTGTTTTTTAGCAACAATATCTGTAGTTGAAGCACCTGTTTCTAAAGCCTTTTGAAATTCAATATCAAGTTCTGCAAGTTTCGGTGTTCTTGCATTACGAATGTTAGTTTTATGAATTTCTCTGGCTTTTGCCATGTCAATGCCAAATCCCATAATTTACTCCGTATAAGTCCAAGCATCTCTGAAACTCCTATCTGTAGGAATTGCAGATTTATTAACAGTATAAACTGTCTTACCACTAGGGCAATCTTTATCTTTTATTTGATCTAATGTTAAATCACAATTATCTGCTGGAATGACAATAGAAATACCACCTTCATCATTCTCATAGATAAATCTTGTGTCTGAATTAGCCATAAGTTTTTTCTTTTAGTATATCAAAGAATTATTAATCGCCATGAACTGCTGCAAAAACTCTTTCACTATTCAACTGACCACCACCATCGCCATAAATTTCTAATTGAAAGGTTGAAGTAGATTGAGTTCTAGGAACTACAAAAACTCTACCAGCAGCATCATTATCTCTATAATTACCTGCTGTAGTTATACAATAATTAGCATTTGACATATTGCTGCTGAAATTAATTTGGTAGTCTCCAGTGGCACTTTCGGTCACGCTGCTCACATTAAAACTATCTCTAATAGAAATACTACTAACGCTGTTAAAATTTACCCATGCTTTTGCTCTACCCTGTGCAATTTGTTCTGATGTTGAAGCATTACCACCGCTTGTATCTTGAATTGTTGTGACTTTAAGTGTTGACATAATTTACCTCATTACAATTACACAACAAGCAGTAGGGTCGCTTTCATTACCATCTTCACCTCTAAAATCCATTTTTACAGAACTTGTTTGATAATGCCTAACAGTTTCAAATCCTCTAGGTGATGATGAATTGGAAGTATTGCCACCAGAAATAACACAAGCATAATCCGCATCAGAAAAAGCTGTTGAAAAATTAGCTTGATAAGTTCCTGTAGTTACATCAGTAATAGAAGAAATATTAAAACTGTCTCTTATGGCTACTGTTCCTGTGCCATTAAAATTTACCCAAGCTCTACAGAGTGTGCCTACTTCCGTTCCAGAAGTATTTTGAAATGCTGGTGGTGCTGAAGATGCACTTTTAATTGTGGCGACTGCTAATGTACTCATGGTTTTGGATTTGCGTCTTTAACGGCTTTTATGTGGGTAGCCCACGTTCCAGTTGTATCAAGTTTACCAGCAACCATATCGTCATACAACATACCAAGTTGATCTCCGAAAGAAGCATAAATAGTTTCCCCATTTGTTGTTCTATCGGTTTTGTACTTAACAGCAGCAGCTTCAGCATTTAACGTGGTTCGTGCAGCATCAACATTGGATTGAACTATCGTTACTTTATTACCGCTACTATCTAAACCATAATTAAGAAAAGAATCGTCAAGAATTGTTATTGACGGATAGGCTTTTCTTATTGCTTCATGATCTAAAGCCATTATGCTGACACCTCCATAACAGTAATGTTGCTAACACCTCTAGTATAATCATTACCATCTACATCAAATTCTGATCTATTAATACAATAAAGAGCAGTACTAATTTGCACCAGTTGAGCCTGATAAGTTATCTGACTTGTTGTACTTGGCGAATCTAAAATCTTTGTATTTGAACTCAAAATAAGAAAATTAGAACCACTACCGTCTGTTGTGTAAAGATTTCCAGAAAAAGATGATCTTGACCTGCTACCAGCAGCATCAGCAAGACCAATAGTAGTTGAAGAACCTGATATTGTTCTTTTCATTTGTGGCGCACCACCCATACCGTTGTGGACATGACCACAAAGGTCACATAAAACTAGAATTTTACTTGATGAAGATGTCGGAGTGATAGTTACACTCAAACCAGTTATATCATGCGTTCCCGTTGATGTAGAACTAAAAGTATCAGTTTTAAATGTTTGTTTTATTTGAATAATACCGCCACCACCGCCTGTTGGAACTCCTGCAACTGGTACTATGCTGTTGACTTTTATTTGACTCATAATTTAAACGACTGTCCAGGTTTCACCAGCACCAACTGTAACTGTTACCCCTGATTGTATAGTAATAGGACCAAAGCTGCCAGCATTTTTACCGTTTGTTATTGTATAGTTACCAGTTATCGTTTGGTCATTTTCCCAAAATATTTGGTCCCCGTTACCAGCAGCACCACCAGCAGCACCCCAACTTAAAGTGCCCGATCCATCGGATACTAAAGCGTATCCTGCAACTGGTGTATCTGTAGCGGGTAAGGTAAGAGTTACATTACTTGAAATGGTTGTTGGTGCTTTCAATCCTATATAGTGTGAACTATCTGCATCAGCAAACCTAAGATTATTTTGCAGTTGTAGAGTAATACCATCAGCATCAAAGAACATCTGTTCAGTTCCTCCAGCACTTAATCCTATTTTGTTGGCAGATTTTCTAAATAATCCTGTGTCTGAGTCTGTATCAAAAGATAAAGCAGGGGTGGAAGCACTATTGGAGTCGTCAATCTTTAAAACTCCCGTCATTGTGCCACCTGATCTAAGTAGCAAACCTAAGTTTGCCGAATCTATGTTTCCTATTTCAGTAAAAGCATTATTACTAGAATTTCTTATCTTTAAAATATTTGAAGTGGTATTAAGAAAAGGCATACCAGCTACGCACTGGCTTGAAACTAAATCACTAGATTTTGAATTACTTGATTGGATCGCAGCAAAAACATTATTAAGGTCGGTTCTTACGTTCGCCCCAGAAGCATTTTCGATTGTGTAATTAGTTACGTCAGCCACAGTTAAATACTATTTTCCTCCATGTTACCCTCCTTTGCCGAAACCAACAGCACTGTAGGTAAAGTTCCTATCAATACTAGCATTACTTGAGTTTTTAAAGTGAACTGTAAAACCAGTTCCAGATATACTACTGAGTTCAAAATAATCTCCTGTTGCCATATTCTGTGGAGAAATATTAACAGAAGGTAAAAAACTATTTAAATTACCTAATGCAGACGTTCCAACAAAAAATGGTGCTGTAAATGTAACTGCTTTTGCTCCTGCTCCTGACGCTATAACAGAAGATTGTTCAGTTCTTGATGGCATTGTTGCTGTATATCCTGCTTGCTGAAGATTCATATTCTGTGCAACATCATTTGTATTTAAAGTGATTCTGAATTGAAATCCTCTGCCCTTAAATGTTCCATTAGCAAAGTCGTTGAAAGATGTATAAGAACTCATGTCTGTAGAAGTTCGTACAGCTATTTTTGCGTTTGCATCATTAGCAGTTGCTCCGTCAAAATCTGTCCAAGTATCTATATTTTCTGTTCTATTATCAAACAAATCACTTGTGTAAAAACCTTCTCCACTAAAATGTCTTTTTAAGACAAGTGAGAATGTACCTCCAAGATCAAGAGTATCTACAAAATCATAAGTTCCTGTAGCGTTTGCAGTTGGGTCGGTGAGAACAAGTCCACCTTTAGTGCTGTCGTACTGAACATTGGATTTAGTTCCATTAAAAGGTGTGCTGTCAGTATCTTCTCTATCAGTTTTAACAGTTATAGAATCAAGAATATCAACAAGAGATAGATTAACGCTAGTTGCATCTGCACTAAATCTACCACCATCATCTTGAAATTTAAGAAGATAAGTACCAGCTAAAGCAGGAACTATAACTTCTGTGGTATTTCCAGCTACAGCTTCAATTACATCTTGAGCAGACTGAAAAGTAGCGTTAACTCCAGTTTTATTTGTGTGTCTTACATAAACTCGACCACCATGCAAAACATCTATAGCTGTAGCTTGCGTAAATCTAAGTCTTACAAACTGTTCATTAATAGGCTCTATTGTTAAGCCAGATACATTTTCTGGTAATGCTGTCTTACCTTGAGCAGTAAAACTAGCTTCAGTCGGGTTTGCAGATATTTCTCCTAAAGAATTATATGAAAATACTTGAACTGTATAAGTTGCTTTTACAGTATCTAATAACTCAAAATCACTACTAAATACAACTTGGGAAACATAATTTCCATTTTCAATTTTATAGTTAACTAAATATTGAGTTACACCGACTACAGGCTGCCAATCTACAATTAATTTACTTCTAGCAATATTATTTATAACAACTGTCTGCTCTGTAATTGTTAAGTTGCTTGGTGGCAATGCAGGAGCATTTAATATAGATACTGTTCTTGTTGGAAGTGTAGTTCCATTTTCAATAAATGCGTACTTTCCTTCGACATAAGATAGAGCTGTAATCACATAATTAACTTCATCTTGTTCCTGGACTTGAATAACCCTAAACAACTGAGTTTGTAATGTAGTGCTTGATATAAGATAAGGAGAATTTGGTACTGGTGCTGATGAAAACTCAGAAGCAGTCGTTCCATCTGGTTTTGTAACGCTATTGACAACCATACTGTCACCTATAATAGAAATTGAACCTACTTCAACTGTTCCATCACTTAAGATAACGCTAATAGTTGGGTTGTCATTTATACTAGGGAATCCTGTTTGATCGGCAGCATCAATAGTCACAGAAGTAGTTGTCGCAGATACCACACGACCACCTCTTCTAGCTCCTGCTCTTACTGGATCGTTTATTTCAATAACAGAACCAGGTCTAACAACAATTCCAGCATCTATTGAGGTTGTAAAAGAAACTGTTTCAGATTCATTTTGTTCAGCAAAGAGTATTGCACGGCCCAATCTCGCAGCCTGATTACGGGAGGTACACGCAAATGCTTTTACCTGTTTCACTATCGTTCCTAGTTTGGATATTGCTGTCGCATCTTCAATTACTTCAAAGTCTATTTCCTTAGAATCCATGTTGAAGTAACTGACGGAGACAACGCTATGTCTTGTTTTTAAACTGCTTCCTGAGTAACTAAAACCAGATTCTCCTACATTGGCTAAATTAAATAAGTAACTTGCTGTTGTTTCTTTATCCTGCGATAAAGTTATACCTCCAGCAGACCAGATAGGCATACATCTCATAACACCAGCTAAATCATTTATTGCTGCAAATGCTTCTTTAGGACTTTGAATATTTACGTTACAACTGAACCTGGCTTCTTTTGTACCTGATCCACTGCCATCATCTACTTCTTCATTTGCATATTTACTGGCAGCAACAAAACTAAATAAATCTATGTTGCTATCCACTATATGATTACCTAATCCATATCTAGTGTTTGTAAGTAGATCAAGCAAACACATAGCTGGACAATTTGTATAGGTGGCTGCTCCCATTACTCCGTTAAAAACATAGCCACTTGGATAAATAATTCTTCCAGTTTGAATATCAACTGTTGGTGTGCCAGTCCCAGAGGCTCCTGCTCCTGGTATTCTTACTTTTACTCCTCTAATTCGATACTTTCTCGAAGGAATACGATTAAATTGTTTACTATCAAAACGAAGAGCAGTATAAGCACTATTAGCGTAAGTTGAGTTGTTATCTAGAACTTCTTGAAGGCTAGTAAATTGAAAAGCGTTAACCCTGTTAGACTCGGTGCTATCTGCTGTTACACGAATAACTCTTACATCTACTGTGGTGAATCCGCTAGTCAGTTGTATTCTATGATCTCTTTGATAAGCGTCAGCAGTTCTACCACTTACAGAAGATACTACTTTATCTACAAAACCACCACTATCATGTTGTAGTTGAATTTTATATTCAACTGTATCTCCTCTTAAATCTCCATCATCTTCAGCTACTTGAATCTGAGGCCAAGTTAAAGTAACAATTACAGCATCTACGTCTGTATTCGTAATCTGTCTAGTTACTGGAGCAGAGGTAGTTACAACAACTCCAACACCAGTGGGTGATCTAGTTTCAGCAGGAATACCACTCAATGCTGTTTGGCTTGACGTACCAAATCTGGATTTAAATACTACATCTTTAAAATTAAAATCAGTATCCGCAGGACTGCTATTAGAAGCGTTTGCATCAAGTATTGGAGTGTCATTAAGAAAAATATCTTTTAAACTTGCATTGTCGTATGCAGTCGTACCTTTTGTAAGCTGTGCTTTTGATGCACTAGCAAAACCTTCTATCTCTCCTTCAGATATTAAATCTTGAACAGTAGCAAAACTTCTACTATGTAAAGTGTCAGGAGCACGATACGGAGGAGGAGGGGGTTTAGGACCACCACCACCAGCACCTTGAATGAGTTTTGGTTCGTCTGTCATGCCTCTACTTGGTTAGTATCAACTGCTGCACTTATTACAACACTTCCTGTGAATATTTCACCATAAACTATTGGAACGGGAGTACCAGCCCTAGATGTGTTCTGCACTCCAGCAAAGTTAAATGATAATTGTGGATCTTCTTCAGAACTAAACTTCTGTGGTTGCGGTACAGGAAATAACATTTCACTAACTCCCGTCAACATAAGACCTATACCAATGTTTCCAAGAGTTGCAGCTAAACTAAATCCTCCTCCAGCAGCAGTAGCTCCAAAACCCATAGCACCATTAGCGAATAATCCTGCTCCTGGTGCTGCTATAGCAATACCTATTAAAACTGCTCCTAGTAATACTTTTCCAAGACCTCTTCCAGCACCACTAATAACAGGAATAAAATGTATGTCCTGTTTACCTACGGGGTGATGTATTTCTTTTTCATTTACATCATAATCGCCAACTTTTACTTGGTAATAATTTGGACTCATAAAAGACTCTATACCTGGAAAATTATGTATTAAAAAACTTACTGCCTTACCAACTGTTTCAGCTTTTACCTCGAACTCTTTATGTCCGACAAACTTGGCTAACTCTCCATACAGTTTTACTTTACGAAGCATAACGTAACCTCTTTCCTGTGCATTTTAGCAACCACTCAGAATATGGCTCTCTACAAGATAGTCTATCGG